GAATACTGAAATTAAAAAAATCTTGTTCATAGTCGTTCTATTTATTGCATGAAGTTATTGAGCTTGTTAGCCGGATTAAGTGGCGTCTGGTCAGACAAGACCAATGATTTGACCATGTGCAACGTTCCTTGCTTGTATTTCTGAAAGTGTTCTGATGCAATATGTTTTTCATAAGCCGCATGGCTCGCATAGGTTTCGAGAATAGTCACCTTGCAGGGATTCTCCTTCTCGCCGACCGCATACATAGTCAGCACGCCCGATTCGGTACGCAGAGAGATTTCGCCTACTTCGGTTGCGTATTTCATATACTCGTCGAGATACTGCGGATAAACCTCGATTTTCGACAACCGCACGATACCGTCAGCACTCATCGGCTCTTTGGCGCACATACCCGGCCGCTTATCCAGATTCAGGCATTTGCCGATAATCTCTCCCGTGGCAAGGTAGGAATAGGTCGGAAATTCAAACAATACGGGTTTCAGCTTCGTATAGTCAAGTTTCCCGTTATTATCAAGCACTTCAGGAGCAGCGTATGTATTGACTATCGCACAAATGAAATTGTCGAAACCTTCAGTTTCATAGATGTCTACCACCTCACACTCCATGGTGAGGGGTGATGCGTCTATAACGGGGGTACCGTTTTCGCCAATATGGTAGGCAAACACCTCCGACTTATTGACCGTCGCACCGCTTACACTTCCCACATAGTCAGCTTTCGGCAATATTTCACGACTCACTAGATTGACGGAAAGTCGTTTTGAGTCCTTTATCCCTTGATTAGTGTAATGGCTTTTACTCATGCTGATGAGTATCCGGTCATGTCCAATAACACCCGTATGCCCTACCACTAGCCAGTTTACTTTCCCTTCAACCTCTGCCCCGACAACCGTCATCGGCTTGGGATAGAGCGCCAACAGATTTCCGAGATTTTTCTTGTTCGTTTCCATTATATTGGGTTGAACGGTGTTCTCCTTTACGGGAATACTGCACGACATTATGACAAGCAGTGACAGAACTCCTAAAATTGTTTTTGTCATACGTTATATTACTCTATTTTTCTTGCTAAACTTCTGATGACAAAGGTACCGCGATAGCACAAGCGAAGGTGTATATGATTTAAGGGGGACAAATCACTTCGTATGTTAACTCAACATAGGTAAATGTGACTGAAATACCTATGAATAAGGAGGTTAAATGAAATTGGGCAATTAAAGAATATCAAATCGAATTGTTACATTATAGGACATAGATGTTACATTTGAAGGGAAAACATAAACGGTCTAAACGGTCAAATGTTACATAGTGGCAAAACAGAGGGCTGGATTGATGCTTTTGAGGCACGATTCAGCCCTTTTTCTGTGCAGGGTGGACAGGACTACTCTTGGGTACTACGAATGAGGTGAGACTGTCGTATAATGGCTTTCTGGGTCAGTTTAACACCGCCATCAGTGAGACCAGCATGGAGTAATGAGCTCTTTTTGATGCCTATTTGGGCTTCGTTTAGTACAGTATAAATAGCACTGATACTGCCGAAATAATAGTCCTTTTTCTCGAAAATGAGATGTACGTGAATTATCTTAGTCATAAATTCATTATTTAGAAGTTTATTTCTACAAAGATATTCTAAATAATAAATATATAGAAGTATTTCCAAATAAAATATGTACTGTTTAGGGTGTTTAGAGGATATGACTTCATAAGTTCTTTTGTATGCCCAAATGAATAAATGACGTTGATAAATAGCAATGAGGCGAAAGGTTAAAAACAAACTTAGGGATACCATAAGGGATACCGATAAGGGATACCTTATTTTGCAGAAAATAAGTGTGCCAACATGGTTTAGGGATACTTTTTTAACAATTAGAAAAGGATGTATTTCGTATGATGTTTCCTTTTAAGTTATGTTTTTAGGCGTTTAAATAAATATTTATAGGGGGATAGTATAGCGTTTTTAGCAAGTAGTATAATTGCACTAATCATATAAACTGCTGATTCACAATAGGTATTTATGGAATAAGTGCTATTTTAGCGCAATAAACGTGCGCGCGTCGCAAATAATTGGCAGTATAGCTCAGTTGGTAGAGCACAGGTGCGCATACGTGATGATACATGTATGCAGGTCTTTTGTCACAAGTTCGAGTCTTGTTGCTGCCGCAATGGTTTTTGAAGGTGTGAAGAACGCTCCCGGCATTCAGGGCTCCGACTGAGGGATAAAGCGTACGGAGATTAAGGTAATTAATTGGTTGTTTGATGGAAACGCTCCCGGTGATTGTGCCGGGAGCATTATTTAGTATGAAAATAGATATTCCCATAATAAAAAGAAATATCATCCATGAGGTTCTCTATTCGCACAAGGAACTTCCACGGTATTAGCATGCACTCGAAATCCTATTTTGTGTAGTAAACGGATATGAACCTATTGATGGATATATAAGTGGCATCGAAGATGCAGGATATCGAGAACTATACACTAAAATATTGGAAAAAGTCAACGAGCTAAGAGCAGGCCTTCCAAGCACCAATAATACCAGCAATACCAGCGAGTAAACTTATCCAATTTATTGTTTTCTTATTTCTATTAAATTCAAAATTATGGCAAAACGGTTGATTATAGCTTTTGATGTTGTGGATGAAAACGACAACAGTATTATTGATTGGCAATGCAATACGAATGAAATAGATATCTCCGATGACGTAACCCCTTTAGATATTACGAGGCTATGGATGGACATGCATCGTTATACTATGTACGCTCCGGCACATCCTGGAATATCTCATCTGTTTCCTTATATGGCTCCTTTAATTGAAGAGGCACAAGGTGGTAATACTTCAGGTAAACCTGTTGTAAATCCATTAGTAATTTACTGCAGTCACAGAAAAATCGGACATCCTCTGCAAAACCGGAAACATGAACAGGTTTTACCAGAAATTCTTCAACGCTGACTTCTATATTCGGATTTCGAGAACAGATATCATCCACAAGTGCCCAAAAATGATCATTCATATCATATAGGTGTGACTCTGTCTCCTTAAAAAACATGTGATTGTATGTGCGTTTATGTTTTGGCTTGTTCATCTTATTGATTATTACTTATTATTTAGAAGACTTACGGATGCCGCCTTACTTCACATTGATAGCACGCAACAATTGCTGTATCTGTACCATCTGTCCTTTCATTACATCCATATCATCTTCCAGTTGATTAACTTTATCATAATATGTTTCATTCAGATTCGGCATTTTTGCACTGAAATACCATTCAGCATGAAGTATGGTGTTTATCTCCTGAGCTTCCAAATTAAAATTGGGGTAATTGATTTTATCTACATTATCTGACATGCAAACGAGAAACCCATGTTGACGAAATCGGTTCTTGATGCGTTTGATATATGAACGCCCATCAGTGTCACTAATGACGTAGATGTGTTGGTCAGGCATGTCCTGCCATTCAGAACGGTCGAGTAATCTCACGATAACGTAGGAGCTATCCAATAATGTAGGTGACATACTTTCTCCTTTGATGCGGACGCAGAAGTATTTCTCACTATTACGCACCATGGATGAAGGCATTTTTATGGTATCTACTACTTCCAAATAATCGGGGTTATCGTAGCCACAGCAGCCTGCTGCAACAGAGATGTCCACCAGTGGGATTGAAACAAAATCATTATTGATAGACAACGACGCTGTAGGAGCGGAATTAGTGGATGTTGGCTCGTGACGGAGCATAGAGCCACGTCCTGTGATAAGCCAATCTGCAGAATATAAGGGATAATTTTCAACTATGTTTTGTAACCATTTAGATTGAATGTCAGTACCATTGGCTATAGCTCTTGATAATACGCCTTTACTGGCACCAATACTACGTTCCATAGCAGTGATAGTTATCCCCTCTTTTACAGCTATTTCTTGAATTCTTGATAAAATATTACCCATATAGATGAAAATTATCACGCGTTTATTTGCGTGGTTGAAAATTATCACTTAGATTTGCACCGTGTTCAAGCAGAACAGCCCCAAAGATAAGAATTATTTTAATCAGAATTTAGATATGGAGAACAAAATCAGAAAGAAGATTGAACTGAGTGCTTCAGGCAAAGAGAAACTTGTCCGGATGTTCAATGTGACACACCGCAGTGTGTGTTATGCGCTTGACTTCAAACGTAACAGCGTACAGGCTACAAAAATTAGGGAAGCTGCCCTAATCAATGGTGGTAAGTTGGTGGAGATTATTGATGTGACGGACTCTGCCAAGCGTACTGTGAAGGTGTTGGACTCTCATGGGAATGTGAAGGCGGTGATAGCTAATGATACGGTAACTTTATAATGGTATGGATATGCAAGAGAAAAAACAACAGCAGAATGCAAACCATTTCAGTTCGCATTCTTTTGCCGCAAGTCATCTGATACCCCTTGATAGCTTGCCCCTGTCACACAGAGAGTTTTACTTTTCCCATTGTGGCGTTCCACATACGGATAAGAAAGAGGACGGCAAAACTCTTCGGGGAAAGGAACTTCCTTCAGATGTTTTTGCAAGATGCGGGCTACGCTGAAACTGTTGCCTAAAACTACGGATGAATGTGAGAACAGCTTGTCGATGAGCAACCGGAAATCCTTTATCGGTATTTCTGTCCGTTCAAAAGCACGGAAGCAGAAAATGTCCATACAGAATTCAGATTTCGTTTCGGAGTGTTCTCCTTCAGGAACGGGGAATCCGGAAAAATCCTCAACGATGGCATATTCCAGTTTCAGCGTGATGGCGATGGAGGTCAGCAACTCGTGGACAAAGATTCGGCAAAAAGGTATTTCCCCGGCATCTTTATAGACGATGCCGCAATTTACCCGCCATTGATTCTTTTTTAGACTCATAATGGTTGAATTAAGAGTTAGTATTAGTTAGACAGCTACAAATGTAGCGAAACTATCCCGGTTCGGGATGAATAGGGATAGATTTTTCAATTGAAATCAAAGAAAAAAGATATGAATAGAAAATTGACAGATAAAGAAACGGATTTCCTGCTTGAGCTGCGGGATCTGATGGCGAAGCATAACGCTATCGTATTTGCCGAGGACGGCCGTGTATGTTTCGACGTGGAATATTCCGATGTGGATGACCCGGTGGAACCGGTCATGCTGCCGGAGGGACTCACGGTATATTACGAGATCGATGAATTCATAGAACAAAACTCTTAACCTTTACAAGACATGAAAACCTGGAGAACAATTCAGAAGATTGCCGTAGCCGTGGGCATGACCTATGGCATGTGGCTGGGAACCAATGTTGACGCAACGGATGCGGACAGCCGCAATGCGTTTGTAATCATCGTATTATCGGTCATCGTGGCGATATCGCTTTGTATGCCGGATAAGACGGATATCGAAACAGCTTAGGAACAGCTTGTTCGGCAAGTCCGGAACTTCCCTTGCCATGCGGAAGTGGCCGGCTCCCCGGTTCGATGCCGGGGCTTGCACAATGTTGAAAAGTATAAAGTTTCTGATTATGGAAATGTACGGTAAAATAAGGTGTGTCACTTTTCCTGAGCTGGTCTCGCAAGGAAGGATATTGAGTGTACCAAATTACAAAAAGAAGGTACGTGAGGGCAAGATCCGGGTTGTCCGTCCCGGTAAGGGGGCCGGTTCCTACGCTCTCATAGACTACACCAGTCTTCCCGCCCTTATTCGTGAGGCATACGACAGACTTTATCCCAATGCTTTGGAAGAAATGAAAGAACAATTAATGAGTAATATTATCCGCAGTGACAGCAGGGCTGTAGAATTCTATAGGACCTACCAACCCGCCATTTCTCTGGAACGCCAGGCCGAATATGTGCTGAATGCCGAGGTGATGAACGAGCTGGTCCGTGTGGAGAAAGAGACCGGAGCCTTGCATAGCAAGTGCGGTTACAGCCGCAAGTCCATCGTGTGGGAAACGGTGCAAGGTACATGTGAGAAGCTTCGTGAACACTATGGACACACACTGCCCAAGACCCGTCTCCGCGAAAAATTCAACGCTTATAAAAAGATCGGCTACGCCGCCCTTGTCAACAAGAACACGGGCAACCAGGCGGCACGCGTGGTGGTTCCCGAAGTGGCGCGGCTGTTGCTGAAGCTCCGCCGCAGCATCGTTCCCCGCTATACGGAGGCGCAGATTTTCGACGAATACAACCGCCAGGCGGTGGAGCGCGGCCTGAACATCATCAAGTCGCCCACCACCGTGAAGAACTATCTCAACGACCCTGCCGTGATGCCTATGTGGTATGCGGCGGTACATGGCATGCAGAAATGGAAAGCCAAGTACACCAGTCTGATGAAGACCAGCCTCCCGCAGATGCGCGATGCCTTGTGGTATGGCGACGGTACCAAGTTGAACCTCTACTACAGGAATGAACAGGGCAAGATGTGCACCACCGGCGTATATGAAGTGATGGATGCCTATAGCGAGACCCTGCTTGGATATGACATCGCCCCGAACGAGAATTTCGACTGCCAGTATCGTGCCTACCGCATGGCCGTGGAAGTTTCCGGCAGCCGTCCCTACGAGATAGTGACCGACAACCAGGGAGGACACAAGAAAGGCGACGCCGCGGGATTCTTCCAACGCCTTACGGTACTCCACCGTCCCACGATGCCCTATAACGGACAGTCCAAGACCATAGAGAATGCCTTCTACCGTTTCCAGGCACAAGTCCTTCATGCCATCTGGCATTTCACGGGACAGAACGTGAACGCCAAGAAACTGAACAGCAAGCCCAACCTGGAATTCATAGAGGAGAACGCCTACGCACTTCCCACGCTCGAGGAACTGAAAACAATCTATAAGGAATGCCGTGACAGATGGAACAATGAGGAAAAGCACTTCGCCACCGGTATTCCACACATGGAGATGTACCGCATGAGCGGGAATCCCGAGGCCCAACCCGTTACGGAGGTTGACATGATGCGTATGTTCTGGCTGTGCCATCCCAAAGCCGTGACCTATACCAACTACGGACTTCAGTTTGAAATAGACAAACGGAAATACCACTATGACGTATATGCCGCCGACGGCCTGCGTGACGAGGCATGGGCGCTTCGCAATACCGGACGCGAGTTCACCGTGATGTATGATCCTATGGACATGACCCGCGTGGAGCTGTGGCGGAATACCGCCACCGGTGCCAAGTACAGTGCCACCGCCACTCCTAAGGTCACTGTCAGCCGCGCCACGCAGGAGCGCACACCGGAAGAGAGCAGCTTCATGCGGAAAACCATCGACCGGAACAAGGAGACCATGGCCGCCATCCAGCTGGAAGGCGAGCGTTTCGACCTTGACGAACGTATCGCAGCCGAGCTCTTCGGTCTTTCCACTCCCAAACCTAAGAACCTCAGCAAGAATAAGATGGACGGATACCGTGAAAGGCATGACCGTGGCGAGCTCCATATTCCTCTTTCCCTGCCGGAAAAACAGAAGCGGGAGGAGGCCGAAGCGGACACGGAAACCGATTACTCCACTATGGGGGAATATACCAAGGCACTCTCCAACATGACGTTGGACGAGCTGGCACTGGACAGATTTTAAACGGCAATCAATAACCAATTAAATACCATTCAAGAATGAAAGGACTAACCAAACAAGACAAGGATGCCATTCGCGACGCACTGATGGCCTACTGTGAGAACTTTCCCAGCCGCAACCGCGCCAGCGAGAGCCTGCAGGGTGTCAGTGCGGCTGTGGTGAGCCAGATTCTGAACACCAAGTACGAAAGCATCAGCGATGACATGTTCAGCCGCATAGCGGCGCAGATAGGTTTCAGCTTCGAGCATTGGACCATCTGCGAGAGTGAGAACTTCCGTCTCGCCACCTACGTGCTGGCCGACGCCCAGATGTACAAGAATGTCACCTGGATGGTGGGCGATGCCGGATGCGGCAAGACCACTGCCGCCATAGAGTTCCGTCGCACACACCGCAACGTGTTCTATATCCTTTGCTCGGAAGATATGAAACGCAGCGATTTTGTGCGCGAGATAGCCAAGCAGGTGGGCGCGCCTACCGACAGCACCAGCAACCTGCGTGACATGCTGGACTATGCGCTCGGTATGATCGGTTTTCTCCAGAACCCGCTGCTCATCTTCGATGAGGGGGACAAGCTGACGGACTGTGTATTGAATTACTTCATCAGCATCTACAACCGCCTGGAAGGACGCGCGGGTATCGTGTTCATGAGTACCGACTATATCAAGCGGCGTGTGGACAACGGGCTGAGATACAACAAGAAAGGCTACAAGGAAATCAACAGCCGTATCGGACGCAAGTTCTTCGACCTGAACGCTACCAGCCGCAACGACGTGTATGCCATCTGTCAGGCCAACGGGCTGACCGGTGAAGCCGAGATAAGACGTGTGCTGAAAGATGCTGAAACCAGTGACAATGACCTGCGCCGTGTGAAACGGGTGATACATGCGCAGAAGCGCCGTGCCGAGCAGCAGAAAGGAGGGGCAGAGTAATGAGTGAGACTTTTGAACGTAATGCCAAGGGAGTACGTGAGATGCTTTCCATGAAGTTTGACACACTGGACTTTGAGGGGGTGTGGCATGACGCTTTCGGCACCCCCGAGCGTCGGGGTGTCTGGTTTGTGTGGGGGAACTCCGGTAACGGAAAGACTTCATTTGTGATGCAGCTCTGCAAGTATCTCTGCCGTTTCGGTCGTGTGGCCTATAACAGTATGGAAGAAGGTGCCTGCCTCACCATGCAGGACACACTCCGCCGCTTTGGCATGATGGAGGTCAACCGTCGCTTTCTGCTTATCGACAATGAAAGCATCGAGCAGCTCAGCCTGCGTCTGAAACGTCAAAAATCACCTGATTTTGTGGTGATAGACAGCTTCCAATACACACAGATGACCTATCGGCAGTATATTGAATTCAAGGAACGCCACCGTAACAAGCTGGTGATTTTTATCAGCCATGCCAGTGGCAGGCTGCCTACCGGACGCAGTGGCAAGAGCGTGATGTTTGACGCGTCATTGAAAATCTATGTCGAGGGCTACCGGGCTTTCAGCAAGGGGCGCTTCATCGGTCCGAAAGGCTACTATGACATCTGGCCGGAAGAGGCGGCAAGATATTGGGGAGAATGTAATATGTAATGAGCCATGAGAACGACTGCCGACAAACCTATCAGCGCCCAGCAGCTTAAAGCCCTGCACGTCACCTTCCACCGTATCGGCATGGATGACGAGGCCCGTCACGGCTGCATCTACGAGTTCACTTCCGGCCGTACGGAAAGCAGTCGGGAGCTGACAATGCAGGAGGCGCGGCAGCTGCTGGAGCGGTTGAACCCGACGGACGACAAGGCACGGGCCATGCAGATGGCAGAAGCCAGGAATGTATTCCGGGACATCTACCGTCTTTCGTTCCTGATTCCCCAGCTGAACCAGGGGTTCACCAGCGACAACGAGGAGGAATACCGCATGAATGTGGCGAAGCTGAACATCTGGGCACGTAAGTACAGCAAGGCGCGCAAGGACGTTACAAGCATGAGGCTTTGGGAGCTCCAGGCCACCAAGAAACAGCTGGAGGCATGGATGCGCCGTGAGGAAAGGAAACTTAAAAAGGATTGATACAATGAGAACGAAACAGGAAATCAAACAGGCTGTGGCGATACTGTGCCACAAGTCGGACTGCCTGAGTCTGGTGCAGGCCGAGGTGTTGCGGGGAAACATGACCGAACAGCAGGTATTCCAGAAGTATGTTATGGAGATGGCAGAAGACACCCGTGACGAAACCGTATTCTTTGCCGCCCGCGATGCTGCCCGGTTCGCTGCCGGACATATAGGGCTGGAGGAACTGGTGCCGGATGTCCAGTCCATGACAACGACGGATTTTGCGGCGGCAGGAGCCTTGGGAGTGGTGGATGAGGAAAGCGACACCATATTGCTGTCACGCAAGGATTTCGAAAGGCTACTGGCACGTATCGAACGTCTGGAGCAGTGGACCGGGCTCCGCCGCAAGGCTTCTCCGGGCAGTGCTGTCCCGGGGACACTTCCCGCCAATGCCGATATGAGCGACATGATGAAGCAGAACGAGGCCTGCCGTTATCTGTCTTGCGGCAAGAATACCATCAAGGGATATGCCAGCCGTGGTCTGATACATAGCTACAGGCAGGGCAAGTTCACTTATTACAGCCGCAAGGAGCTGGACAAGAAAATCAAAAGGCAGAGAGAGGAGGTACAGCCATGAAAGACCATACCTCCGGTTATACACCCCGGACTTGTGTTTCAGACAGACAGAAGCGCCTTTCCGGACTTTCTGCGGAATTGGAGGCCAGCGCCGACCGTATTTGCGATTATCAGGACCGGTTGATGGCGGGTATTACCGCCTTGAGACCTATCGAGTACGACCGCCTGCTGGATGAATACCGAGCAGAGCTGGTGCGTTACGACAACATCGACCGGGAACTCCGGCAGTTGGAGGACCCTACGAAAACAGAAGAGTACAGGGCCTATCACCGCAATGCCAGCAAGCAGCAGAAAAATAAAATCAATTATTAACCTTATCAAAAAAGCAAGAATTATGGCAAGAACAAAGAAAACAGTAGTCAGCGGCATCAGCCGCGAGCAGGCAGAGCAGGCCTTCGCAGATTTTGCGGCGGCCGATGCCAAAGTACAGAACCTCACCTCGAAGATGGACCTTGAGATGACCCGTATCCGCGAGAAG